TCGCGTAGTAGCTGCCACGATAGACCACACGGCTGGCTGCGGTGGATATGTAGTACATATCGCAGTAATGCGTCGAGGAAGAACCCGAAACGGAACCCACCGGAACCACGTCCATGTACTTGCCATGTGCAATGGCCGTTATCCATACGCCCGAGCTTGTGCCTCCTTTCACCATACGGGTCGTGCCGTCAGGCATCCAGATGCGCCACTTGCCGGCGTTGCCGCTATCATTAGGAAGGTCAACGCCGTCCATCATGTCATACTTATGACCGTAGATATCCTCGTAGCCAAGGCAGCAGATATTGTTCACCTGCGTGACAGTAGCACCGCCGTAGTCATCCTCGCCGCGATACCAGGCGTACTGGTGGACCATATTGTCCACAAGCGAGTTCGTCACGTTCGGGTTGATGGCGTGCGCCTCTTCATAACCGATCGTATCGGTCATGCCGTGTGAAGCGGTACCGCCGGTGGTACGGTTGTTAGTATGCTGACCCGCGCCGCATTGTTCCTGGCTGTCACGACGGCCATAGGCGGCGTAGAAGAGGTTGGCGATACGGGAGTGCATCAGCGCGTCAATCTGCTGCATACCACGCTGTACCGAGTAATAATGGAAGTCGGCCCAGCTCATGCTCGCCGTAGTGCTGCCGCCGGTGATACAGGCGCGGAGCTTGGAACCGACAACCGAACTGCCCACAACCGCGCAAAGGTGCTCGTCATTGGCTACCCAATCCGGCTCCATGTCCTCGATCCTGTCGGAATTGGAAAGCACTACCTTGTCGAACTCCGCGGTGTTCAGAACGGAGAAGTGCAGCGCTGTGGCACCGGCAGGAACGTCAGCGATCAGGTACATGCCCGCCTCGAACTTGTTGGAGAGGGTCGGAACAACGATGGAACTGACTACGGCGCCGGTATTGTCAGTGAACACGCTGCCGACAAGGTTCGTACCGGGAACGCTCGGGAACCGGACACGCTTGTGCCCGCTGACGTTCACCTTGCAGACGGAATACGTGGTGTCGGCACTGTAGCTGTTCGCGAGCGTGTCCTTGCCGCTCATGATTTTACGACCGCTCAGGTAGCCGCCGGCTTCCTTGATGTCATCCAGCGTGAGGATATCGGCATCAGGAACGGAGGGCATGTCGTCCCGGCCCTTGCTGCTGTAGCAGGAGTAATGCTTGCCATTCAGGTAGTCGTTGATGCCCTTTGACCAGAAAAACGGCTCGAACATCATCCAGTCGCCCTCGCTGCCGTCAAGTCTGGCGGCGCTGCCGTCGGCGTAACGGTTGGAATTGCCGTCGTCCAGCGGGTAATAGGTCATCTCGCCGTCGAGGTTGTTCACCGTCGTATCGACATTCGCGATCTTCACGCTGCGCGTGGTAGGCTTCCTGGTCACTTTCGCCAGTACACGGTGACGATGTTTCAGGATGGCGGCGATATGCCCGCTCGTCCTGTAAGGAGTACCGTACTTGTAACCTGTCCTGTTGTCCGGGTTACTGATATTGGCATCGTCGGCCACATCATCGTCGGACTCGATCATCGTGTATTCGGGCTGGAGGATGTTCAGTTCCGGGAAATGGGCTTTCAACGCCTCGTATCTCTCATCCTCGACATAGTTGGTAAGACGCACCGTACCCACCAGCGCGCACGTGTCCGTGGCGTTGCCTTCAGCGTCCACGCCGCCCATCTTCATGAACCGGTTCAGCCACGTGCCGTCATCCTTCCGGTCGATGCCGGTCACGCGGATGCGTTCCACGCCGGAACAGCGGTTCAGCAGGGTTTCCCAGTTCAGTCCCGGACAGCCGTCCACGATAAGCGTCCTCACTTTACTGTAGTTCTCCAGCGTGAGCCCGCTTGTGGCCAGTTTGCCCAGATATTCCAGTTTCAACACGGTCAGCGTGCCGGGAAGCCAGGCCCTCGTCAGAGGGGCACCCTTGGCGAAGGTCACGCTCTGCACCTGCGTGCCTCTCGCGTCAAGTTCCTCCAGCTTGGTCTGGTTCGTGAAGTCAAGCTCGGTGCTGGTGTTGCTCCCGGTCTTGGCCTGTGCCTGGTTGCGCAGGTTCACCTTACGCAGCTGGCGGCAGCTGCCGAGGTTCAGCCACCAGCCCGTCGAGCCGGTGGAGGGGCTTTGCAGGTTCAGCTCACGCAATACGGTACATTTACCCAGGTCAAGGCCGTTCTTCAGGCGGTCCGAGGCGCCGGTCATGTCAAGCACCCTCATGCGGCTCGCGCCGTAGATACGCAGGGGGTCGTTTACCGTGTAGGCCCCCGTGATTTGAAGGGTGGCCACCTTGCCGCCCTCCACGATGCCGGTACCCCCGATATTGGGGCTGTTGTTCGTGCCGTAACCGAAAGCGTACACCTCGCTCGCCGTGATCTTCACCACGTCGGCGGCATCGGAGGCGGTACGGGCCATGTAAAGGTCGATGTTGTCACTCGTGAAGTTGCTCGTGCCGTATTTGGCGTCCAGGAGGGCGAAACGGTTCTTCACGAAGTAACTGCGGTGCGCGGCGTTGCTTCCCTGCAGGGCGTAGATGAACGGCCATTTCTTGCCGTAAACCTCTTCCATGTTCGGGCGGATATACTTCAGGTAGCCGCTCTTGTTGTACGCACGGTCGCTCCAGTTACCCGCCTGCTCGACGTCAAGCATCGACAGCACGCGCTCGACCGTCATTTTCGCGCGGTAAGCGGCGGCGCAGGCTTTCAGCTCGTCCTGCAGGTTGGCCAGGACAAGGTTCCAAAGCCAACTGTCGCGGCCCTCGAAGGCGTATTTCCCCGCCTCCGCGTCCCACGTGTCACGGTCGATCGTGTAGTCGTAGGCAAGGAAACAGTCGTTCCTCTTGGCAAGCTGGGTGTCACCGTCGTAATAGTTGGTGTACCAGATCAGCCCGTCCCAGGTACGCAGGAGGATGTTCTTCGCGCGCTGGTCAACGCTCGCGAAGTAGTCGGTGTGCACGTAGTAGGTCAGCAGGTGGTCCACGTCAAAATACTGCCCGATTTCCTTCCTGAACTTGTCGCTAACGAAGGTGGCCAGGTCGTCCGCGGTAGCGTTTGCCGGGACACATGAACGGATCCAGCCGAAAAGGCGTTTCAGCGCGGACTGCTGGGCCGCGTTCAGGCCCGCCCATTTCACGTCGTCCGGATAGTTGGTTTCCAGGCCGGCATCGAAACCGGCGGCAAGGTCCGCGTCGCTGGAACTCTGGAAAAGGCAGACCCTCTCGCCGTTGTTCAGCGTCTCCAGCGTCATCGGGCAGGAAGGGGTGAAACCGTCAAGCCCCTCCATGCCGAACAGCCGGCCGCTCTTGCTCTTCTCGTTGTTGAAGTTGTACTGCCCGTAGTAGGTGCTCTCCCCGTCGGCGGTCTCCGCGCTGAACACGTCGATGGGGAAACCGTCGATGCTCTGCCGGATCTTCACCGCGTTCAGGTCACCGCCCGCCTGTTCCAGCTGGTAACGCTGCGGAGGGGTCAGAAGGCCCAGTTCGAGCATCGTGTCGTTGTACAGCTTCGCCCCGCCCGTGTTCAGGGACATGGACGAGTCGGAATAGTCGGACTTCATGCAGAACAGGTCCATCGGGATGCTCCCGGGACGCATCATATACCTGTTGCCACCAAGGGGGTCCGGGGTACCGTTGATCTCGAAACTGAGGTTCGCGCCGCCCTTGGTGAAGTAGATGCGGATGTTCTTGCTCGGGTATTTCGTGGAACTGGTACCCTGGATGCGGATGTAGCAGTCGCGGAGGACGAAGTCGTACTCCTTGCCGAAAGGGGACCAGAAATAGACGTCGGCGATGAAGTCGGTCTTCTTGTTGTTCGTCTCGTTCACCTCGTCAAGGCCGCCCTTGCGGACGATGCGCATCACGCCCTTCCCCTTGGAACGCAGTTTGTCGATATCGACGTCGCCGCTGCCGCCCAGGATATCGTTCTCCTCGTACAGGCGCATCATGTCGTCGCTGCTGCCGGCATCCACCATCCGGTTATCCAGGACTTCGTCATCGCTCAGGGCACGGTTGTAGATACGGATGTTCTTCAGTTCCACATCGGCGGACGCGCTGTCGACGGTGATGCCCGCCGGGGTGTCCTGGCGGAAGTAGTAGCTGTTGTCGTAGATGTCAGCACCGGCACGGTTGCCGTTCACGTAAAGTTCCATCAGGCGCCCGTCACCGCGTTTGCCGATGACGAAGGCGACCTTCAGCCACTTCTCGGGGGCGAACTTCGTGCCGATCTTGATTTCACGGCTCGCGTCCTCGCCGTCCTCGTTCGTGTAGTGCAGGATGGTGCCGGTCTTGACGCTCGCCTCCTCGCTCGTGACACTAAGGCCTTTCCCCTTGTCCATGCAGCTGATCACCTCGCCCTGACGGTCCGTCACGCCCGATACACGGAACTCCATCTCGATGGTAGCGCCGGAGGCGCCGGCATCGTCCTTGAACAGCTGGTAGCCGATGACGGCCTTCGCCCCGCCCGTCAGTTTCAGGCTGTCACCCGTCCAGCCGTTGCTGCTCCAGTCGAAGCCCTCGAAAATTGTTTTCACGCCGTTATACTCCCACCGCGCCGGGTCGCTCTCGCTGTTGCTGCGGCCGGACGGGCTAAGCTTCACTTGAAGGCCGTAGGTGGCCTCGCTGATGTCGATGCCGCTCTCGACCACGTCTATGTGGAAAGTGTAGGCGGTGGCACCGACCTTCAGCTGCATCTGCTGCCGGCCCTGCTCCGTGAAGCGGTTCCGGTAGGTCTGGGCGGTACGTGGGACACTCACCGTCTGGAGAAGCGTGCCGTTCCTGTAGATGCCCACACCCGCCGGGGTGGTACCGGGGTCGTAGGCGGCAAACTTGAACTCGCAGCTCTCGTACTGCCCCACCTCGATGACCGGGGAGAGGTGGTCGGCACCGGTAAGGATACGGCCGTCCCGGTGGGTGACCATCAGCCCCACGTAGGGGACGCTGCTGCCGCTCTTCAGGATATCGATATGGATACTCTCGCTTTTGAGCGTCAGGCCGTCACCGGCATCCATCTCGGCGACCATCTGGACGGTATGCCGGCCTACCGCCAGGGAGGACATGGAGAGCGGGAAGCTGCTGTTGGTCGTACCGCTGCGGGTGACCGTGTGGGCGTTCTGCTGTTTGCCGTCCACGTAAAGGGTCACCACCTTCGTGCCGGTGCCGCTCACGCCGTAGGGGATGTTCACGGTCTCCTGCGCGCCATAACCGCCGGAAGCCAGGCCGGAGGCGATATTGTAGCTGCTGGACAGGGCCAGCGTCACGCTGCGCACGCTAACGTACGCCTGCCGCTTCTGCGCCTTGCCGGTGGTGGGGTCGGTGGTCTCGGCTATCACGTAGATGTCGCTCGTGCCGGAAAGGAGGTATTTCGTCAGGTCGAGCGTGTACGTGCCCTTGCTCACGTCCCGCGTCGTCTCCGAATAGGTGGTGGTGGCGCCACGCCTCACCTGGACGGTGATTTTCGCTTTCTGGCCGGTACTCTCGCCCTTCTCGTCGCCGCTGCCGTACTGGTGGTCGTAGGTATAGGTCAGCCTTACCGGGTCGCCTTCCTTGACGGTGGGCCTGTCAACACTTGCGCCAAGCACTATCTTCGTCGTGCTGCCCTCACCGCCGCCACCGCCGCCTCCGGCAGGGATGTCGAAACCGGTCACCTCGACACCGCTTTTGTTCTTCAGGCTCACGTGGACGGTGGTCTCGTCGTCGCTCAGTTCGGCGGAGCTGTCGAAGATGGTATTCGCTTCCACCTCGCCCAGCTTCGCCGCCACGGCACGGTTCTCGACCGGGTTCGTGCTTTCGGCGTTCAGGCTCTCGTCAACCTCCAGCTTATCGATGGTCAGGCTCACGTTGCCCTCCGCATCGGGGATTTGCTTCTCGCCGTTCACCGTCAGGCTCTTCATCGTGCCGGCCCCGCCGAAATCCTCCCAACTCGCGGCCTGTTCCCAGCTCTCCACGCTCGTGCCGGTGAACTGTTTCGTCTCCCATCTGCCCTGCGCAACCTCGTAGGTGATGCAACGGCCCTTGTACCGGTATTTCACGTTTACGGCGGCGATGGCCGTCTCCAGGGTATAGTAGCCGTTTTCCAGGGGAACCTCCTCCGTCACGTTGTACGTGTTGCCGCCGCTACCCGTACCGCCGGGAATGTCGGTGGAGGTGATTGCCTGCCCGTTACGGCCCAGGATGGTCAGTTTCACCGTGTCGTTCTTCTCGTCAGGGACGGCTGTCATGCTACCCACCAGGCTGCCGTCCACGGCTGCGGCGGCATCCTCCGCCTTCTTGGCGGCGGCGGTGGCCGTACCGGCAGCGGCATCGGCGGTTTCAGCGGACCTGTTTGCGGTACCGGCGGCGTTCGTCGCGGTCTGGGCCGCATTGGCGGCGCCGGTCGCGGCATTATCGGCCTTCGTGGCGGCAGCGTTAGCCACCGCCGCCGCGTCCTCCGCGGGTTTCCGGAGCAACGCCACCGGCGCAAGCACGACCTCCTGGCCGCGCATCGCAGGAAGGCTCTTGATATTGTCCAGCGAGGTGACCTCGGCCAGTTCATCGACACTCTGGCTCTCCGACTTGATGGAGTTCAGGATGTCCTTCTTCAATTCGTTCTTTTCCGATTCTGTCAGTGCCATAATTTATTCCTCCTTGATATCTTTATTGATGTCCAACTGTTCGTAAAGGCCATCAATGACGCCGGGAAGGCAGAAATTCTCCGCGACACGACGGATAATATCCACTTCGCCCTCACTGTATTCTTCCTCGCCTTGGCTTTCGTAGATACGGAACGCCAGGGCGTGTGCCTTGATACCACCGACACGGCAGTAAACCAAGTCGGCGAACTCTTCACGCACGTCGCCGGTTTCCTTTTTCTGCCGGCTGATGCCGGTGTACTTGCTGAAATGCTTGAAATTTAACTTTGCCATATATGATTGTTTTAACGATGAATACTCACTGTATAAGCGTTGTACTCGGCGGCGCTGTATGTCAGAAGAACCTCGACCACGTCCCCGTTGCCCATGTTCCAGTAACCCGTGTTCCCGAAATTATTGTCACGAAAATATGGATGCTGGGCGTTATCGACCGAGGAACCGTTCACCGTGAAGTCACCCGTACGACCGTAAAGTCTCACATCCGAACCCGAACGCTTCACAACAGTCAGACGGACAGCAATGTCCTCGGTCGAAGTGCTGCTCATGCCCAATGATGAACGGAGTTCCGCAAGACGAGGAAGCATCAGCACGCAGTCACCATAATTGCCGCAGACTTCCACATACTTGCCACGATTAAGATTGATATACTTGGCTTCTTTCGCCTGGCTAAACTCAATCCAGTTCAGGCGAAAGCCCTCCACTACACCTTTCAGAATACCGTCACCCGTCCCGACAAACGCGTAGTTACGGTTCGAAAGGCTGTTCTGCACACTGAAAACCAGGCCATAGTTCGGAAGGTATCCGGACTGCGTGTTCACGAAACGGCCAAGGATATCGGTACCAAGGTCATTGTAACAGCCGATGAGTGCCTGCATGTTGTCACCCTTGAAGCCGATCATGCTGTTATAAAGGAACATGCCGCTGCCACCGCCGTCCTTGTCGATACCGAGACGCCCGTAAGAAATCGAGAAGCCGCCGATCTGGCCCGTATCCGCGTCAATCTCGCCCGTGAACTTCCCGTTTTTCGCCTCGATACTCCCGTCCTCCAATATCTTGAAGTTCTCGTTGGCGGTCACAAGGCCCTCCAGCTTGATATGGTCGCCCGTCAGCTTCACCACGCTGATCTTGTTCCCGTCGGCATCCGTTTCGTCCACGCTCACCCCGATAAGCGCCAGCTTGCCGTCAGCGTCCTGGGCGTAGATGCCCGCACCTTCGGGTTTAACGACAAGCCCGGTTTCCTGCAGGAAATTCTCGTCCCTGTCAAAGACAGCCGCCGAAATCTTCACCAGACGCTCCGACTGCTCGAAAAGTGTTTTATAACGGTGCGCCAGCGATTC